TTGCACCAAGGTCCTGACGGGTAGCGTGTTTTGTCTGCATACGCATCTGGGCCCAACGCCATTACAAAGAACACAGTACTTAGTACTTCTTCGTGCCGCATTGAAACATCAGACTTTAACAACCCATTACTGTACTTAGCCTCAACTTCAGGAATCGTGCATAGTATATGGTAGCCTGTTGGTTCTGGTAGCTGCTTTGCTTTCTCCTCCGGTGTTGCTGGTAGTACGGTTGAATCCAAACTATCGGGGTTTGTGCCGATAAGAATCTCACCTTCAGTCATCAGATTTCTCCATTTGCTCTTCGAGGTCTTTTATTAATTCAGCCGCAATGAGAAGACCCCTTACTACACCACAGCTATACTTGTACTCGTCAAAACTTCTGTTCCCTGTAGCTATATCGTCAACCGTACGAGTTTTCTGGTCGTCTAGCTTTTCTAGAATAAGCTCTAGTACGTTCATTATTTACCTTTTGGGTTATTTTCTTTGTTAGGATTGTTCCTATTAAAGAGCTCACGCCCCATATCAATGCCCATACGAGTCCCTTCTAGTTCATGGGCGGCTTTAAGTTTTGCCTTTTCAGCACCTACTTTAGCCCCTAGTTGTAGACCCGCTATACGTTCTTGAGAAGCAATGCGATCTCTTTCAATCTGTAACTGTTCAGTTTTAGCTGCCTGATCTGCTGCTGCTTTTTGTGCTTTTAGCGCTTGATCCTGCTGGCTAATCTGCACTCCTTGTTGCTTTATTTGTAGCTCTTGTTGCTGCATTTGCACGATTGGATCTTGTTGTGCTTGCTGAGCTTGTTGTTGTGCTGCCATAGCTTTACTGTTTTGTAGTACCTTCTGAGCAGCGGCTGCGGCTAGGCGAGATACTTGTAGCTCCATCTCCTCACTCATTTTATCGTCTGGTGCTGGGTAAGGCACACCAAGTTGTTCTTCGATCTGCTTCCTGTACTCAAACGCTGTGTGTTGTGCAATATGAGCTTGAGCTGCTGCCATAATCGACTGCGCCATAGGGTTTTGCCCCATAGTCTGCATAATCATCGGATCTTGCATCGCGGCTGTATGTACTTGTATATGTGCTTGGTGGTCTTGGTATATAAACGCCTTGACCGGCTTGCCTTGGAGCACCGCCATGTTTTCAGATACTGGATCGACCGGTTTCTGGTCTTCTTCCATTTTTACTAACTTCTCAGCGTGCTTTATACCCAGAACTGCCAACATCTGACGATGTAGTAGTGGTAAGTCATACAACTGAGGAGCCTGTTGAGCTAACTGCATAGCAGCTTGGTACTGAACTACTTTCTGAGACATTGTTGCTGCGTTAGGATCAGATACCGGGATTACGTCGCACATATCGTAATCAGCTTGCTTCGCCATCCGCTTATCTTGACCGGGCTCGTAGTCATACGAATCAGGGGTGTAGTCTCTAATAATATCTCTTAAGAGCTTGAACTCCCGCTTCATCGAATAGTGAATACGTGCCTGAACTGCTGACATCACCTTAAGCGTTCTTTCCAGTATTGCTAGGGTTGTACCTACTGGAGACTGTGCTGACATGTCAGATACTTTCATATCCGCAGCACTTGCAAACCTACGGCCTTCATCCACGATCTGATTCAACAACCCCATCAGGACCTGACTTGGCTCCTTGTACGGCAGGGTCATAATGTTATCTTTCATGGTGCCCGACGCTACGTCTACATCACGAAACTCGCCCGGGGCTATCGGTGTATCGTCACCCTTTACACGTAGACCCTTAGTCTTAAACCCACCCGGAAGATTAGACAACGTACCTGCATCTACTAACTGGCGAAGCAACGATGTGCTGGATTTAGCAAACGCCCCAATCAAGTGGATCAGACCGAAGGCATAGAACCCAAACCCGGGTATATAGTAATAGTGTACAAAGTGATTCCGCTTCTGCTTCAGTTTGTCGTCTGGATTCCAGTTGCGCCTGATAGCCAGTACAGCGTTGTTCGATCCTTTTGCAATAGTGATGATGTATGGCAGTGCAATCCCTGTCGGCTCCCCATCTTCATCCTCGTCCTCATACCCCGGCAGATCAAGGTCAACGTGCATCTCAAGTATCTTGTAGCGATCATCGGATGACACTTTAAACCCGTTTATGCTGGATATTTTCTTCTCAATTTCATCAAGAGTCTCTACTGGGTCACCTAGGTCAATATCCCGGTAGAACCCAGCAACCTGCAACTTACGCAGGTCATTCTCAGTCTTACGCATAACGTGAGTTACACGACCTGACGACTCCAAACTAGACGCGCCGTAAGGAACAACGATGTCCTCAGCAGGTACAAACATAGCCACTTGGCGTTCTAGTGCTGGATCGTAATATACTTTCTTGAAGGCGTTACCAGCTAGTCCCAAGCCCCATAACATTCTTTCATGCTCAGGGCGGTACTCAGGCATTATCTCGGTTAACTGGTAGTTCATGTCATCCCGCACACGTTCCGCAGCTTCCCGTTTCTCTGGGGTATCCTCGCCTATAATCTCAGTCTTAACTGGACCAGCAGCGGGGAATGTCTCCATTATTGTCTCTGCTTGAAACTTAACCAATGCCTCACTTAGTAGTGGGTGGTGTACTCCGCAAGCCCCGGGCCACGGCTCTGTACGATCTTCTAGCTTCATGCCCAGCAGATCAAGGCCGTCTACGTAAGTCTGCATCCAGTCTTTTCTTGATGAGATGTCGTCATCAAAGTCGCCAATTAAGTCCCCAACTAGCTCAGACATCTCGCCTTCGCTTAGTACCTCGGCTAAGTTCTCGTTGAACTCTCCTTCCTCTGGATCTGCTTTTCCAAGTTCTATCTCAAGGCCATCCATGCTAATACGTACACCTTCTGGATCTTCAATCTCAATCTCAATGTCCCCTTCTAGGTCATCTTGAGGAAGCCCAAGTGGTGCACGGTGTATCGCTTTATCTATTGTCATAGCATGTCCTTATATTAACTTCCAGTTACCTTCGGAATACTCTTCTGGCATCTTTGTGGTCGATTTTTTGTTCAGTGCTTTTAGGTGGTCCGACCCTACAAAATAGACCCCCTCAGTCTGGGACAGTAGCCACTTATCCCTGTAGTCATTTGCTTTCTGTGCGAGTTTACCCGCAGGGTTGGGGTACTCCTCCCAATTCTTAGGCCACATCAGCCCTTCCCCTTCGTCGATAAACTTCTTTACGTTACTCTCAGTAGCCTCAACTTTACTCTTATCTAGCATACCTGCTGCTTTTAAAAACTGTGTAAGGGTATCGGCACTAAACTTACGCCCCTTAAAATACCCCCACTTGTCTTGAGCATCCAGTGCGCTATCAAATATAGTCTTATCTGGCTGGGTAAGTAGCGTCTTCTGCCCATTTACCTTAGTATTTGTAAACAGTGTATATAGAAACTCCTTTGGGTAGCCTTTTACTTCCTTACTAGCTTTATCATCCCATGAGCCTTTATACGTAATACCAGCTAACTTGTCGCCCCCATCCCCCTCATAGTACGCACCATACTTCTCAGCAATCTGTTTTACCCACTGAGGGACAACCGTTTTCTTCCCGTGTTCTTGCCCTACATAGGCTACTTTTCTGCTCGGGGTTAGTATCTTCATTTAGTAGTACCCTTCAAACCTTCGCCTGAACTGCTTTGGCTCATCTTCCTCGTCTAACAGAGTCTTGATGTAGCCACCTTTACGGAACCGCATTAGCGCAAGGGACACAGAATCCACATAATCGTCATGTTCACCTGCAGGAAACGAAGCCACTTCATCTATTACTTCTTCCGCCCAGTTAGTATTAGGTGCCCATACCCTACCAGACGCAAATAAATCAGATACAGCGTTGAGTCTACTAATCTTATCATTGCCTTTAGTCGGCGTAAACTCTTGCACTGGGATGCCCATCGCCCTCATCTCGTATATCAGGGGAGCACCCGAGGCTTTCTTTTCAATAATGATACTATCTGGTTCCCACTCTTTGTAATGTTCTATTGCTACTTTCTTAAGTCTTGGAAACTCCATCCTTTCTCGGAAGGCATTTAACAGTATAATGTTAGCTTGCATTATTCCTGCGTCATCCTCCTGATAGAACACGCCCCAAGTAGTTAATGCTGAGTAATCCGCCCTCTGAGTCTTTTCAAACGCAGTATCCCAAGCCATTAGTGTGAATTCACACGACGGGGGGTCCTCTTTCTCCCAGAGTTTCCACCATTCCCTCTTAACTATCGCACTTGTTTCAGAAGTAGGGTTCTGCTGGTACTGAGCCATCCATTTTGAGTTGGGCAGCTCCCTTTTTAGGGCTTCAAGTTCTTCTAGGGGCCAAAATTCAGGCCATAGGGGTGAGCCCGACTCCATAATAGCAGGAAACTCAATAACTTCCCACTCCTCCCCGCTTCTTTGTGCTGAAGATTTAAGCACTTGGCCTACAAGATCTCGTTTACTCCACCGAGTAGCTACAATAATTATAGATCCACCCGGTTGTAGACGTTGCCTTGGGCCCGATGTGTACCACTCGTAGGTCTTATCGTAGATTTCTGGGTTAACTTCAGCTAACGCCGCCTCTTGTTCTGAGTGTGGGTCATCTATTATCAGCAAATCAGCGCCTTTACCCGTTACAGCACCCCCTACACCAATAGCAAAGTAGTCTCCCCCTTGGTTTGTGGCCCACCGACCTGCTGCTTTAGAGTCAGTCTGCAGTGCAACCCCGGGGAATATCCTCGTATACTCATCTTTATCCACTAAGTTACGCACTTTACGCCCAAATCCTACCGCCAACTCAGCAGTATGGGACGTTTGGATGACTTTCTTATGGGGGTACTTGCCTAAAAACCACGCTGGAAGGAGATATGAGGCAAATTCTGACTTAGTATGGCGGGGTGGCATATTGATAATGAGCCGTTTTAGCTGCCCACTAGCCACTCTTTCAAATGCTGATGCCATCTTTGCATGGTGCCGCCCTGAGATAAACGTAGGCCACACCTGATTAACAAACGCTATGAACTTCTCTTGGGCTAACTTCTTCTTCCGTAGTTCTTCTAACTTGTCTAACTCTGCTAATAGCCTTTCTTGTTCCGGTGCCGACAACATAGGCAGGATGCTAGGTATGTCTTTTAGTGTAACGCTGTCAAACAACTCAGTCATTAACTAGCTCCGTCATAAGCTCTGTTGGCTCTGGCTCAGGGATCTCAGCGATACCAAGTATGTCGTCTAGGTCTGCTCCAATAGGCACAACGTCAATTATATCGGCATTAAGAAGCCGTTTAACCCGTTCCTTGATTGCGTTCTCTAGTTCGCTTGGGTCCTTATAGTGTATGGTGATCTCGCTACGCTCTGTAAACAAACCTATATCACTATGCTTTCCTAACAGCTCAAGGGCCTTCAGTTCAAACTTGGTATCCCCGCAGTTAGCAATCTCCATTAGCTTATTAGTAATAGCACTTCGTGCGGAGACTACGTCCATTGCAAGTTGCTGCCCATACGTTCTTAGAAACGCGGCTGCGGCAAAAGCTGTATTTGGTGTATTTAGTGCGGAGACTTTCTTAGACTTTATTGCGGCTTCTAGCAAAGCCTTTTCCCTAACTGCATCCTCTCCGGAGACTTCTAGTTTTGCA